CGGCGAGCTCAGAGGCGACGAAGCGACGGCGGTTCTGATCGGTCGATGGGCCGAGCGGGCGCATGCGGTCGGGCTCGTGATCGGCAAGAAGCGAGGTGTGAGGTGACACAACTCGTCGCACTGTTAGGCGGGTCATGACGTACTTCGCCTTCCATGCTGATTTGCGCGCAGTGCCGGCGGTGCCGACGCACTGCCGAGGGCCCGGTTGCGCGGAGCCGCTCGAGCCGATGCGCCGGTACGCTGGGTTGTGCGCGCGGTGCGTAAAGCGACGCGTGCTACCTGCGCCCGTGCCTACGCCGCCGTCCGAGTCGACGCTCGAGGTCGTGCGTGAGCTCACGCGGCGCAGCACCGGCGGGCACCGGGAGCGGTACGTGGAGGTGCGGTGCACGTGTGGGCGTCGGCGGGTGCTGAAGTGGGCAACCTGGACGCATCAGCGCCCGGCGTGCTGCAACCGGTGCCGGTTACGTCAGGTCGATGCGCGCGGGTTTGAGCCGGAGTTTGCGAGATGATGGCGCGGCTGCGACGTTGGATGATCGGACTGCAGGTATGGGCGATGGCCTGGGTCGCGGCGCATATCGTGGCGACGGAGCCGGCGCCGATGCAGTACCGGCGTCCATACGGGCCGGCGATCTGGCGCGCGACGTACTGGCGGATCGACCGCGTGTACACGGTGCAGTTCTACCGGGACGGGCAGTGCTTGGGCTCGGGCAAAGACATCACGCCGCACCGTGCGTACGCGGCGGCTCGCCGGGATGCGCGGGTGCGGATGCACGAGCGTGGGTTGCGGCGGAGGCGGCAGTGACGCGCCGCGCAAAAATATGGCCATCGCGCGCGCGCGCGCGGTTCGACACCGGAGGCACGGCGTGAGCGAAGCAGCCGCAGAGTGGGTGGAGACGGGAGTGCTCAAGCCATGGGCGCGCAATCCGCGCAAGCTCGACCACGAGCACGTGAAGCGCGTCGCGCAGTCGATCGAGCAGTTCGGCTTCGGCGCGCCCATCGTCGCGCGGCGTGAGACAGGGGAGATCATCGCTGGGCATACGCGGTGGCGGGCAGCGCAGAAGCTCGAGCTCGCGCTGGTGCCGGTGCGGTACCTCGACATCACGGATGACGCCGCGCACAAGCTGGCGCTCGCGGACAACCGGCTGGGAGAGCTGGCGGAGTGGGACACGCCGGAGCTTCACAAGCTGCTGGCGGAGTATTCGAGCACCGACATCGAAGTGCTTGGCTGGACCGACAAGGAAATCGCCAAGATCGAGCGGCTGGCGCGGGCGGACGTGGCAAGCGAGCTGGCCGAGGACGAAGTTCCCGAGACCCCCCAGGTGGCAGTGACGCAACCCGGCGACACTTGGCAGCTGGGTGACCATCGGCTTCTGTGTGGCGACTGTCGTGACGCGCGGACGATCGCCGCACTGATGGGCGAGCAGCGCGCGAATGTTGCGATCACGTCTCCGCCATACGCGAGTCAGCGAGACTACGATGAGTCGGCGGGTTTCAAGCCGATCCCGCCGAGCGAATACGTCGCCTGGTTCGAAGCAGTCCAACGATCGGTTGGGGCGGTGCTCGCCGCTGACGGATCGTGGTTCGTGAACATCAAAGAGCACTGCGCGGATGGCGAGAGAGAGCTCTACGTGAAGGACCTCACCATCGCTCACGTGCGCGAGTGGGGATGGAAGCTCGTCGACGAGCTGTGCTGGGTGCGCCTCGGAGTGCCTGGTGGCTGGCCCAATCGCTTCAAGAACGCATGGGAGCCCGTGTTTCACTTCGCGCGGCAAGCGGCGATCAAGTTTAGGTCCGAGCACGTGCTGCACGAGTCGGTATACGCGTTTGACTACAGTCCGAGTTATCCGAAATCTGGCAGCGGTTCAGGGCTGCTCTCGGGCAACGGCACGCACCGGCATCAGGACGGGCTCGCGCGTCCGTCGAACGTCATCAGCGTTCCGAATCGGAGCGACGTGTTCGCAAATCGACATGAGGCGGTGTTCCCGGTCGGACTGCCTGGGTTCTTTCTGCGGGCATATGCGGACAAGGGTGATGTTGTTCTGGACCCATTCGTAGGGAGCGGAACGACCATCATTGCGGCCGAGCGGCTTGAGCGTGTCGCCTTCGGCGTCGAGATATCGCCTCGGTACTGCGATGTCGTGGTGGAGCGCTGGGAATCACTCACAGGACAGAAAGCGGTGCGCGTATGACCGAAGCAGCAGCCGAATGGGTCGACCCATCCACCCTCAAACCATGGCCGAAGAACCCGCGCAAGAACGACGGCGAGCCCGTGGTGCGCGTAGCCGAGTCGATCAAACGCTTCGGGTTCGCGGCGCCGATCGTCGCGCGCACGGAGACGCGCGAGATCATCGCCGGGCATACGCGTTGGAAGGCGGCGCAGTCGCTGCAGCTCACGCAGGTGCCGGTGCGCTTCCTCGACATCAGCGAGCGGGAAGCTCACCTCTTGGCCCTCGCCGACAACCGGCTCGGCGAGCTGGCGGAGTGGGACACGCCCGAACTGCAGTCGCTCCTGACGTCGTACGACCTGGGCGATCAGATGGTGGCGGGCTGGACGGAGAAGGACCTGCGTGAGCTCGAGAGGGCGGCGCGTGGAGACGAGGAGCTCGTGGATGACGTGGCGCCGGAGCCGCCGGCGAATCCGGTCACGAAGCCCGGCGACTTGTGGCTGCTCGGCAAGCACCGGCTCGTGTGCGGCGACTGCACGGACCCGAAGATGGTCGGGCTGGCGCGGGCGAAGCTGGAGCCGTTTCTCATGGTCACCGATCCGCCCTACGGCGTGAACTACGACCCGGAGTGGCGTAAGCGCCTGGGCGTCAACGACAGCGATCGCATGGGGAAGGTCGCGAACGACGACCGAGCATCGTGGATCGATGCGTGGAAGCTTCATACGGGCGATGTCGGCTACGTCTGGGCAGGCGGCTACGCCGACGTCGTGGGGCACGACCTACGCGAAGCAGGTTATGACCTTCGAGCGCAGATCATCTGGCGAAAGCCGTCGCTCGTTATCAGCCGGGGCCACTACCACTGGCAGCACGAGCTGTGCTGGTACGGAGTGCGCAAAGGCAAGACCGCGAGATGGAGCGGCGACACGACGCAGTCGACCGTCTGGGACCTGGCCCGCAAGGACGGCCAGGAGGAGACGGTGCACTCGACGCAGAAGCCCATCGAGTGCATGGCCCGCCCGATCCGCAACCACGGGACGACCGGCGACGTGGTGTACGAGCCATTCTGCGGCTCCGGCACGACGCTGATGGCGGCGGAGCAGCTCGGCCGGGTTTGCGTCGCGCTCGAGCTGTCGCCGGCGTACTGCGACGTGATCGTCGAGCGCTGGCAGAAACTAACGGGCGACAAGGCGCAACGGCAGTGGTGACACAAAGGAGACGAGCACGATGAGCGACGGGACAGAACAAGAACTGCAAACGATCACGGCTGACGACGTCGGGGCGTTGCCGCCTCCGCCGAGCGACGAAGTGGAGCCGCTCACCATCGGAGCCGTTAGCGTGCCGGTGGAGCTGGACGACGGCACGCTCGAAGAACTGCGCGGTATGTTGCAAGGCGCGATCTGGCGCCTCTTCGAACGCCTCCAGGGCGACATCGCGCGCGAAGTCCGTGTGATGCTCGGCGAGGAGGCGTACGACCAGCGCATCTTCACCGACGAGGAGCGGACCCGGCGGGTCGCCGCGATGCAGCGCTGCGCGGCACTGCAGACCTCGGACGTGGAGCGCCACCAGTCGTGGATGGAGATGCACCTCGAGCAGGGCTGGGTATACGGCGAGCAGTTCAGCCCGACCGCGAAGACCCATCCCAACCTGCTGTCCTGGGACGAGCTCCCGGCCTCGACCCGTAGCAAGGCGCGGATATTCGACATCTGCGCCCGGTACGCCGCCGTGGTCAGTGGCATGATTGCCGGAGGCTGATTGTGTCATGGCGACCGCGAAGAAGAAGAAGCGCAGGAACGGTCCGAAGTGGACGAAGCTCACGCCCGAGGTGGAAGAGACGATCCTGCGACACCTCCGCACGGGAGCGTTTCGCAAGCATGCGGCGGAAGCGGCAGGCGTGACGGAGTTTGCCTTCGACGATTGGATGCGGCGCGGCGGCGAGGGCGAGCAACCGTTCGCCCGCTTCGCGCAGAATGTTCGCCGCGCCCAGGCGGAAGACGCCATCCGCAGTCAGTCGATCATCACCCGAGCTCAACTCACCAGGGTGGACGGAGATTGGAAGGCAGCTGCCTGGGCGCTCGAGCGCAAGTACCCGAAGCTCTACGGGCAGGCTGCGATGGCGGCAGCCAGCGTGACTATCAAGTCTAACAACGACGAAGATGGAGACAGCACTCAAGTCCAGTTCTACCTCCCGGACAACGGGCGGCGCCCGCAAGACGAAGACGAAGGCGAAAGCGACCGGTAAGCGGGTCGGGCCGCAGCCTGGTTCGCAAGAGCGGTTCCTCGCGTCGCGCGCCGACATCGTCTTCTACGGCGGCGAGGCAGGCTCGTCCAAGACCGCCGGGCTCGTGCTCGAGGGCATCCGGTGCCACGACATCCCGAAGTCCGGCGGGATACTGTTCCGGCGCACGTCGCCGCAGCTCGAGGGCCCGGGCTCGCTGTGGGAGCTGATGCGTGAGTGGTATCCGTCGCTCGGCGCGCGACTAACAGAGTCGCCGAACTTCAAGGCGGTGTTCCCTTCGGGCGCCACGGTGCAGCTCGGGCACCTGCAGTACGAGACCTCGAAGTTGGCGCACCAGGGCAAGGGATACTCGTTCATCGGCTTCGATGAGCTCACGCACTTCAGCGAAGGTCAGTTCTGGTACTTGTACTCACGCTGCCGTTCGTCGTCGGGCGTGAAGAGCTACATCCGCGGCACGATGAATCCGGACCCGGATTCGTGGGTCAAGAAGATGATCGCGTGGTGGCTGGACGAGCGCGGCG